AACGTTGTAGCATACTCCGCCTAAGGTCTTATCGTTTTCGTCTAAGTTTGGGCCGCGACAAACAAACCACATGGCCCCTATCAGCGAGCCCCAATACGCTATTGTAAATATAACTCTTTGAAAATATGTTAATGCGTCAATCATTTTTTTCCTCCAATCTTCACAAATCCATTATCACTGCGTTTATACTGCAACTTCAACAACGCACGCTCAAGACGCTTTTGTTCCTTAATGCTCAGGTGTATTATGTCTCGACCTAAACCATCCCATACATCACTCAACTGAAACCCGTCTCTCACGCCTTTATTTAACCACTCTTGGATAACTCTTTCAAGCTCGTCCACTTCAATGCGGCTAGTCTGAGCTTTCTTGGCCTGCTCAATAGCTTCTGCCGATTGCAACACCAACCCATTCTTTAACCCAGCGTACCGCTTTTTGTAAACAACCAAGGCCTCCGCATACAACTGTGGTAAATCGTTGGTAAGCGTTGGCACGTCAATGTCGTACACCTCAACCGGCCATATCCGGCGGTTACCCGTAACGCTATTCAGAAATTGGTTTTCGTTTGTTGTGCCCATAAACACACACTGGCGCGGAACGTCCTCGGTCAACTTCGCATACGCCAATCGCGCTCGGTCAACCTCCCGAGATATAAACGCCTTAACACTCGCCACCGTATTCGACCGGCACATGAACGCATTAAGCTCTGAGTCCTCCACGATCAGCTTACCTTTGATCTGCTGGATAGCATCACCAGTCTTGTTAATATCGCCTAGTGAATCCGTGAACCAACTATTGAACACCGACAAGGACTTAATCGCTGTTGACTTGCCTTGCTCCTCCGGGCCAACTAATACCACCATGTGATCGTACTTGCACCCCGGCTCATAAATGCGCTTAACAATCGCACACATCAACACCTCGCCAACCTCACGGTTAAACGCTGTGTCTTCAGCATTGCAATATTTTGGGAACAGCCCACGTACCCGCTCGACACCATCCCACGCCGGCAACTCACTAAACCACTTCTTTACCGGGTGAAAACTCTTTTCAAATCCAACAGTCCGAGCCGCTTGGTAAATCTGATTGACCAACGGGTCAAACTCCATGTCGTTAAACAACGTTTTGATTGACAACAAATCGTCATCCGTCACCGCAATGCCATTGGGCATACAATCCGCTTTATCAAATGCGTGCCAACTACATGGCTCTAGCCACACTGTCTCACGGCTCCACTCATTATACCCTAGCTTACCCTTAAACTCTTTCATGTTTTTTAAAAATATGGCGCAATTTCGGACACAAAAATTCTGAGAACTCACAGTGCCATGTTTGGTTTTGTGTAGCTTATCATGCCACGGGCACACTTCATCAAACTGAGCGTCCGCTTGCTCTTGGGGAAGCACGTCATTAAGCCCTTGGCCCAGAGAACAGCCAGTATCTATGGGGCCTAGGGCTTTCAGTGCTTCCTCAACAGCATGGGAGCCTATCTCATTTTGCCGAGTGCTCAATGCGCTCACAAGCGTTGTAGCCATTTCTTTAGTAGACAATGGCGGCACAAAACACTCTGCGTCCGCCACGATACCGAGTACTACTTCGGGCGACAACCCTAAATCGTAGCCCCGACAAGCCATCTTATACAAGGCATTGTTACGCTCGCCCTCACCAACAACACCAAACTGTTTAACGTAGCCTGTCAAGAGTAACTTATCTGTTTTAGTGTCCGTAAAATAACCGGTGCCCCCACAAACTTCCGAATCTTTTTGCGTCAATAACAAGTGTAATCCTTCCGGTATCTCGACAATATTTGAGAATTTGTTTTCGCCGCCATCCAGTTGGTACGTGCCCGCCTCGGTCTCGCTATGCGGTATCAATACTTGGTGGCTGCCTCTCAAAAAGTCCAACCCTTCGTAAGCGGCCAAGGTTTTCTTGTAGCTTACGCCGCTCTGGAAGATCTTGTAGTACAAATGCAAGCCCCCCGTCGGTGTGTGCACCGTAACGCCCGCGTTGTTTAAAAAATCAAACCTAAGGTCGTCAGTTAGCCGTTGTAGGCCAACCATTCCATTAATCTCTGATCGCACGTCCACATCGATAACCATATATGGTTCCCGAATCACCCAGCCTGCTGAGCTTGTTGTGTAGTAGTTTGGGTCAAACGCTTCTGGTAGCTCTAAATTCGTCCAGTTTTTTACCATGGGTACCTTGCCCTTAAGCGGCATGGTTATAAGTCCATTGTCATAAAAAGTTTTAGTTGTTTTTAGTAGTGCCGCACTGGGCTGTAATCGGGTCATTGGCTGTTCTCCTGATTTGATATTGATAAGGTAATCTAACTATAAATTATTTGTGCAGCAGCGTGCCTGTTAAGCGTTGGCTGGCGCATTTGAGGGGGTTCAATACGTGGCATCATGTGTAGCCTCCAATTTTTTTATCATTCGGCCCATTAAGTCTCTAATTAGTACCATGAATTCCTGCTGGTAGCAAGTCGCTCCTACTATCTTTTCAGCCAGAATTGTGTCAATCTCTGTGTCAGCTTCATAAACTTGGGACACTACCATAGCCATGAACGCTGACAAGGCCCACGTGACCGTCACGCCCTTATCTTTGCAATACGCCTTAAATAGTCGTGCCACTACTTCTTCTGTTCTAAATGTAACCATGTGTTGTTTATTCATTATTTTTGCTCCGTGTTTTTAAATTTTGCCATGTCGCCCTTGTAATCTAAAAGTTAGCCTCATACTCGCACTCTTTTGGGGGCGTCCAATGGTGGAACGCATGGGCATCGTCCAGATACGGGCGGTACTGTATGCCTTGGTAGTCTAAATAAGCCCCAAACGCAAGTATAAGGCGGTTTACGTAGCATGGGGGATTCCATGGTTGTCGCTGTGGCTCAACGCTATAGTCCCAAAACTTCCACCATTTAGGCGATTCCTCCCCCTCCACTGGGATTGCAACGCCCGGGCCATATCCACTTTTCTCTAGCAGATACCTATTAAATGAACATAAAACTCGTAAAATAAACATTGAACAAGGGAAGACTCCGGGTACGTCTTTTAACCAGTCGGGCGTCTCGACGGGTAGCAATCGAACACCCCCACCCGACATATTAAAACTAGTACAAAACACGTTCAATTCATCTTTAAGTTTGTCGATCTCAGCTTGTAAGTCGTTGTATCTCTCTACGTCCTCGGTAGTTTTTAAACCATGCGCTATATCATACGCGGTGGGTTTGGGCTCTCGTAACTCTCTTAAATCTTTGAGCGTTTGATGGTACCATGCCCATTTGTGTATATTCGGGTACATCGTTTCGTATATGTCTTGAAACTTATCAACAGTCACGCCCGTCTCTTCAGAAATTTGTTTTAATTCGTGGGTGTCGCTCTCCCAAAATCCTGTCCAGTCTTTCATTATTTTTCCTCCTTGTTTTTACTTTTTGCCATGTCGCCCTTGATCTCCACGGTTAAACGTCCGCCAGGCCTTGCATTTTTCACCAAAATCGTACCGGCTTCAATGGCTTGATCAATTGCGGCCTTACCTTCCGAAACATTGTGGCCGTACTGAACCAGAAAGGCGCACACAAAATCTACTGAACGTACACCGGTACACCATTTGAACGGTAACACGGCCAAGCCCTTGTGTACCTGTACCGCTACTAAGTCAATACCAATGTATAAATAAGCCGCTCGGGTTGTATGAATCTCGAGCGGGTTGGGTACTACTCTGGCCCCGGACGCTCCGGGGCTTTTTAGTTTGGGGATTTTTAAGGTAATCAGTTTGTTAGTCATTGTTATTTAATGCGTACCGGCATTAATACAGCGGTTTTGTTTTCACCAGCACTAAACCACACGGGATACTCGCTGCCCGCCTTTTTAGCATAAACCGTCAAGCAAGCCACACCCGGGGCAATCTGGTCAACAAATCGCTTGTTGAAATAGTAGACTGTGCTGAACAAAGCTACTTTATAAGCCGTGTCCCGAGTACCATCCAACGGTACTACTTCACAAGCTGATAAATCTATTTGTTGCGTATAAGGCATATTCCAAACTTCGGGCAAATAATGCTTGATAACGGTTGCGTCGAGGGGCTTAACGTTTTGTAAATCTAGAATATTAAAATCGCAATCGATAAACTTACCGTCATACTTAGCCGAATCAATTGAATCAAACGGCACTTTGTAAAAATGAATTCGAAAACCATCGGCACCGATAGCGTATCCGTCTCGGACAAAGATATTTTGCATATCTGGCTGGTCATCAGCCTTGGAACACGCTTGCGCTACCCACGCCAACTTATTTTTTTTCGGCGTAACCTTAGGGGTCAAAATTGCATAAAGACGTGCAAGGTATAATCTTGTAGTATCGCAACTCGTTTGGGCGTACAACCTTTCTAATACGCCCGGAACCTCAGTCTTTTTTAACTTACGTTCGGTAAACGCTAACCGGGCTGCACGTGTTTGTATGTTTATATTATCCATTTTGTTTTTTACTCCTATTTTAATTAATTTAAATAATAAGCCGCGGCAACCATAGCTTCACCAATTGACTGAAAATCGCCGTCACTATAAATTAAGCCAGTGTCATTAAACACTTTAAGCCACACCCGGCCATGAATTTTAGATATTCTTATCATTTTCTCTAACTCCCTTATAAGCCGCGATAATACTTCCTGAACCAATAATTATCAAGACCCAATCCGTCTTCGGGGTAAAATACTTCAACTCGAGTACCCTCCGCATCCCAATATGCGTACACGGCCTGTCTCCGAGTATCGATATGAACATCAGCACCGCTAACATCAATTATTAATTCTGCGCCTACACACTCCTTGTCCGAGTTAACAAAGTATGTAACACCAACAAGCGTTTCCAAAAAGCTAGCCATATCTTTAGTCGGCTTGACTATTTCATCGGCAATAAGCTGGCATTGTCTTATCATTTGCCCAACCCTTCTATTAACTTGGTCAACCCACGCGCCTCATGCGTGTCCACCCCAGTAAAATCAGCTAGAAACAGACGGCTAAAATTAAAGTTAGCCTGGGAGATTTTTGAAAATTTAAAATCCGCCTCTATTAATATAGACTCATGAAACGATGTATCAGACAAATCCGCATGGGCAAAGTTCACACCCCAAAGGTCTAAACCGCCAAAATCACAACCGCTTAAATCAATATGCGCGTCGGGGTTGTATTTGCGATACAGATTCCAAGCCTGAACCTCCCCAGCCTCTAACAACCGCAATTGTTGAGGCTTGCTGAGCTCAAACCTATCCCCGCGCTCCCCGCACTGAATAACAAAGTTATAAACAAAATTATCATCCTCAGGGTCTAAACACGCCCGCCCATTTCTTTTAGATATTCCTATCATTATCGGGACGCGTCGTACCGCTCGCAACAATAAGCGTCGACACCTAGTTTGTCGTGACTGTAAGGTACCTCCACACTATCACCGCCCCAATAGCCTCGCACAACATTGTACCGTGTGTCTATGTATATGTTTGGCCCGCCAAGCGCAACGCATACCCTTGCGCCTCTATACTCAAAATTGCCAGTCACGGTGTACTCCATATCTAGCGCGTCGCTTAAATAATGCGCTGCGCAAGGCTCGTCCCATTCCTCAAGCTCCCAATCCTCCATGGCATAATTGCCTATACTTATTTCATCCGCAATTCGTTCACATTGTTCCCGCAATCTGTCTTTAGTATTCATTTTTTTCACTCCATTTTAAACTAATAAAACCACTAAAACTATCGACATAACCAATAGTATCAACCGTGACCAGTCACGTCAAATCGAAATTTCTTGATGTATGATATTACGCCTAGTGTCGTAATACAAAAATCGCAAAAAACAAAATGCTGTATAATTGGCCATTTTGTGTATTACAAAACTACACGTGCGTTTGTAATACTGTAATACAAATGCACGTGTAGTTTTGTAATACGGTATTACACATTTACGCCTAAATTTGTATATACAAAAAAACGCTAAAATACATCACTTTTTTTTGTATATACGGGATTACACAAGGCATTGTAATACACTGATTTTTATAAATTTTTGTTTTTTTTCAATAATCGTTGTAAAATACACTAAAATAAAAATAAAAATCAATTTTCAAAAAACTACAGTAACGTATTTAGTTAGTAAAATATAGATATTATAAATATAGGTGTGATAGGTAAATATATATTTTACACTTTTTTTTACGTGTGCGTGCGTGGGCGCGTGTGCGCGTGTGTGCGCGCGTGAGTATAACACAACTGGCTTTTTTGCGCAAGGGGTTTTATTGATTAAATATCGAATACACTTGGCGGCTTTGGTGGCTTTGGCTTTTTGTAACGCTCTGCCCGATCTGGAAGCTGTTCAGCCTGTTGTTGTTTTCGCCGTCTCTTACACACTGGTATCGGTTGGCCTATGACGCAACAGCTAGTGATGTGGCTGATACGATGTTTGTAGGCTTCTAAGGCCTTGATCATTGCTTGGGCTGCCGTTCTCGCTGGCTTCCAAGTCTGGAAACTGTCACGGTTTTTGTAGCTTATGCGTATCAAATAGCGATATTCAGCCATATAATCAACATTATATACTATTAACGTATGTTTTGTTAGGTTAAGCGGATAAAAGCGTAAAATGATGCCAAATTATCGCTCTGTAAGCTGTTTAAGCGGGTTAGAGTGGTTAGAAGGGGTCTACCCTCTGCGCCTCGGATAATACTACTCATAGAGAACACGTAAACACTGGACACGATACATATTTCTTGTGTTTACAGGCTTTTTACAAAACTATACATAATGTAGGTTATGCGACATAGGTTAATAATTGCTTGAGTTTACAACGAAAACAAATATAGTACGGTGTTACAAACGCCCCCGGGGGGTCATAATTCGTGGGGGGGTACCCGCCAAATGCAATTTTCCACAGGCGTTATCTAAAGAGCCTCTGTATTTTTTGAGCTTTACAAAAAAGGTAAAGTTTAAAACGCATCAGGAAGAGTTTAACGTACTCAAAACGCATCAGGAAGAGTTTAACGTAGCTAGAGGCTTGACGGGTTTTGAAAGTGCATGGTACAGTAGTTTTGGTTATGGTAGTAGTAGAGACAAAATCATTTCACTCTCTTTTTCTTTCTCAAAACCTAAAACAATCAAACTGCGACACTTACTGCTGCCATAACTAGAACATGAAAGAGAGTAGTAAAAAGATAGATAAGGACGTTATGGCTCGTGTAAAAAAGAAATTTAAGGAGGCGGATAAGGGTAGCCCTCCGGTGGAGTTGGTAGCGGATAGGAGTATGCCGGTACAAATACCAGAGCATTATGCGTATACGATGGCACAAATTGCTTTTTTAGAGGAGTATAAGAAGACGTTGGACCCGGACAAGGCGGCGAAAGCGGCTGGGGTTGATAAGCGGGTGGCTGCGACGTGGTTAAAAAAGCCGCATATTGAGGAGGTTGTGGTTAGTATTCATAAGACGTATGTGAAGGCGGTGATGTTGGATGCTAAGATTGCGGCGGGGCAGTTTGAGGAGGTGTTGCAGTCGTTGATGAAGCGGTTTGAGGAGGGGGATTCTCGGGTGTCGGGGGCGTTGGCGAGTATGGTGAGTAATAAGATGAGGTTTACAGGACATGGTGGTGTGGAGGATACTGGTAGTAAGACTCAGATAAACATAAACATTGATTTAGGATCGGTTAAGCAAGAAAAAGGAGAAGTTATAGATGTCTAAGATTCAGGTTATTTGTATTCGGTGCGCAACGGCTAATGGCGGCGTGTTGGATAAGGGGTTTGTTAATCCGAATTTGGTTTTGAGGGAGTGTGATGTTTGTGGCGAGCCGCGGCCTGTGTCGTCTATTTTGGCGTGGGCGAATTTAAACCCGCACGATAAGGAAGCGTATCAGGCGAAGGTTTTACAGCCAAAACGCACACGGGCTAAAAAGGCAGAAAATGCGGATAAAAATTAAACTATTTCAGTGGTTGCGGAAGGACAAAACTATAATTAAACAGATTGAACGGGAGGAGTGGTTGGCGGCAAATCGAGTTCCGAAAAGTTTATGGGAGTTCACGGTGGCGGTTAGTGATGACTTTTTAGTTCTTAGGGCGCCGAATGACTTCCGATATTATCGAATTTACCCCAGAACGGCCAAGGGCGACATAGCCCAGGAGCTTCAATTTAAAGAGTTTTATGTAAGTTGGGGGGCCATACGGAGCCCTAAAGATTTTCCGCCAGAAAAGATAAAAGAAAAATGGGAGGAGTGGCCCTACCCGAATGAGCTCTCCAATTTGGAGAGTGAAACATGATCGAATTGAAAGAAGAAACGCAAAAGAAGTTAGAATTTCGTACTCGGGCTGAAAAGTATGGCCCTCAATTAAGAGCTAAGTTTAAGTGTTGGAACTCAACTAACTTTCCGATATGTGGGTTAACAGATAAATATTTTATAATTTTCAGGAGCGCGGTTTGCATACCAGACTCAAAACTCGTGCTAGTATTTGTAGCTCGGATGCCGGATGGTTCTGTCGGTGAGGATTGGCTAATGGCCTCTGTTCCGTACTATAATTCTTATTACAATTTGGAAGATGAGGTTTCAACAGAAGTTTTAAATCAGTTTGGCGATAGAGAGATGGAATTCGCTCGTCGATTTAAAACAGGTGCGTTTGAGGGATGGGAAGAACCTGACCCTTTTGCCGACTTCAAAACGCTTGCAGATTGGGCGCCTAAAAAGTAAATGAACTTTGAATTAAACTATAAGGCTTCGCCAACGCTTTCGAAGTTTCATAACTCGGATGCTTTTTTCCGAGGTGTGAAAGGGCCGATTGGCTCTGGGAAGTCGGTGGGTATGTGTTTTGAGTTGTTTGTGGTTATGAAGACTCAAGCAAAATCAAAAGACGGGATTCGCCGGACGCGGCATATCGTGGTTAGGAATACGGCACCGGAGCTTGAGACGACGACGTTAAAGACTTGGCTGGACTGGTTCCCAGAAGAAGTGTTTGGCAAGGTAAACCGAAAGCCGCCGATCTCGCATCATATTAAGATTGACGATGTGGAGTCAGAAGTTATTTTTTTAGCGTTAGACCGTCCGGAAGACGTTAAAAAATTATTGTCGTTAGAAGCTACAATGATCTGGTTTAACGAGGCGCGTTATATTTTGAAGGAAATTTTAGACGCGGCTACGGGGCGGGTAGGTCGGTATCCGTCGCACAGAGAGAAGCCCGAAGGTTTTGAGGGGCAGTGGCCGACTCGGTTTGGTGTTATAGCGGATACTAACCCGCCCGATGATTCTAGCTGGTGGTACAACATGGCTGAAATTCAACAGCCGGAGGGGTGGGTGTTTTTTGATCAACCGTCTGGGTTAAGTGAAGGCGCAGAGAATGTGGAAAATTTACCGCCCGGTTATTATAACAACATGATGGCGGGCAAGCCTCAAGAATGGATTGATGTGTACGTTCATGGAAAGTATGGGTTTATACAAGAGGGCAAGCCGGTGTATGGGGACAATTATGTGGACGCCACACATTCAAGTGCGGATGTGAAGTATGACTCGGTATTGCCGCTAATTGTGGGCGTGGACTTTGGACTCACCCCGTCGGCAGTTATGGCTCAGAGAGACCCTTTTGGGCGATGGCGGGTGATTGATGAATTTTTAACGCCCGATGGTGAGACGTGGCCGCTCCAAGACTTTGCTAGAAATCTGAATAAGTATTTGACTAAAGAGTATAGCCAAGCGAATACTGAGTTATGGGGCGATCCGTCAGGTGGCTTTAGGGATCAGCAAGGGATTACAGCGTTTGATTTGTTTAAGAAAGAAAACTTATTTATTCGACCCGCACCGTCCAATAAGTTTGAGGTTCGCCGAGAAGCGGTATTGTCGCCGTTGTTGCGGTCGAGCAATGGCCTCCCGGGAATTGTAGTAAGCCGGCAGAAAGCTCCTATGGTGCGCCGAGGCTTTAATGGCGGGTATCACTATAAGCGATTGAACGTTGGGGGCGAGGCCAAGTATAAATTGGAGCCGGAAAAAAACCGATTTAGCCACCCACACGATGCGTTGCAGTATGCGTTGTTGGGCGGGGGCGAGCATAAAACAATGTTAGGTCGAAACGAAAAAATGCAAAAGCCGACGGTGCTTCCAAAATTTAAAATATTTTAGTATACTGTGGGCATGAAAAAAATTAAATGGTACGTGGTGTTTCGACGCATTGGGCCTACAAAGCACCCAACTATGCGGCTCTTAAAAAAACTTCTAAACCGTAATATTCAGCACGTGTTTGCGTTACGAACGATCAGTCCGCACACGGTGGCTATTGATTATACAGGGTTTAATATAAACACTAAACTATACGAAAATCAAACGGCTGAGGAAGTTCTGGCCCAATATTTTAACCGGCCAAAATATTTAATCGTCGAATATGAAACCGAGGAAAAAAATTGTAAGTTGGGGGTTCATATTGGAAATATTATACCCGGATGTGTTAGTATAGTTAAAATGGCACTAGGAGTAACTAATTATGCGTTCACGCCGTACAGTTTGTACCGGTGGTTGGTGCTAAACGGTGGCAAAATACGTTTGGCAAATAGAAAACATGGAGGTAAACTATGGGTGGCGGCGGACCAAAATACGACGACTCAGTACAGCGTCAGCAATTAGAAATGCAACAGGAACAGTTGAAAAAACAAGAAGAAGAAAGCCGAGCACAGCGCGAGCAAATTGCGCTTGAAAATACTACGGCTTTGTTGGCTTTAAGACGCGGAACAATAGGACGACGGTCGCTGTTGTCAACGTCTGAGCGAGGTGTTGTGTGAACGTCAAAGAAAAGTTTTTAGCGACGTTTAAAACACTTGAGTCGCGCAAGCAACAATGGGACTCGACGTATGAAGAAGTGTACGAGTATTGTATGCCACAGCGCAATTTATTTAGTGAAACGGTTAAGGGGTCTAAGCGGGATAACGCTCAAATTGTTTTTGATTCAACCGCAGTAAACGGGACTCAAAAATTCGTGTCGAATATCCAAAACGTGTTGGTGCCGCCAATGAAAAAGTGGGCTCGATTAAAAGCGGGGATGTTTTTAAAAGGGGAAAACGAGAAAGAAGACGCCGAAACACTTGCAGATCTAGAAACCATAGAGGAAACGTTGTTTGAGTGTCTTCATGCGTCGTCGTTTGATCAAGCAGTGTCCGAAGCGTTGTATGACGTTGCGGCCGGTACAGGAGCTTTACTTATCCGACCCGGAACCATTAAGCAGCCACTACTGGTGGAAGCGGTGCCAATTGCTAAGCTATACATAGCAACAGGGGCCGATAACACAGTAGATACTGTGTTTCGAAAAATGAAAGTACAATACCGAAACATTATGGAAACGTGGCCGGATGCAAAAATACCAAAAGAGATGCAAGACGCCTACCCAGAAGAAAAACAAATGGACGAGTGCGAGCTGATAGAGGGTATGTATCCGGCGGAAGTTACGGCAACCTATATGATCGACGGAGTGCAAAAAACTGAAAAGGTTATGGGGTTTAAGTATTGTATTTTGGCGACCAAAGGCGATCATTTACTTGTGGAGCGCGACGAAGAGTTTTTACCGTGGGTGGTGTTTCGATGGTCAGTGGTTGCTGGCGAGTGGTATGGCAGGGGGCCGCTTCTGTATGCATTGCCCGATATTAAAACGCTTAACAAGTCGATAGAATTTGACTTAAAAGCAGCAGCAATGACTGGGCAGCCGCCGTTGCTTGTTGGTGACGATGGCGTTATGAGTTTAGAGAACATGAAACTTGAACCGGGTATTGCGATACCGGTGTACTGGGATATGGCGGGGCCAAAAATTCAATACCTAAACCCACCCCCGTATTCTAATTTACAGCGAATTATTGTTGAGGACTTGCGGAAAAACATTAACGAAATATTATTTACCGATCCGCTAGGCCCGATTGATGCGCCAGTAAAGACGGCTACCGAGCAAACGATTCGGCAGCAAGAATATGCTAATCGATCGGGTTCTTCGTTTGGGCGGTTGTTTAGAGAGCTTGTGGCCAAAACGATTGACGTGTCGTTGAAAACCTTAGAAAAGGTGAACTACCCAGCGGGCAACCCGGTCGTAGATCTGGGTCCATTCCGTGTAAATGGGCTTGAGATTAATGTTCAGAGTCTGTCCCCGCTGGCTACGTTGCAAGAGGAGGAAGAGATACTCAATCTAATGCGCTATTCACGGCACATGATGGAAATTAAAGGCCCCGAAATGTTAGAGACGGTGTTAAACACAGCAGAATACGCACGTAAAATCGCCACACATTTAAGTTTACCGGCGGGACTTGTACCAACAGAGGAGCAATCGGCTCAAATTCAACAGAACATCATTGGCATGGCGCAGCAACAACTAGGTCAACAAACGCCAGAGGCAGCGCAATGATACAAATACCGTTTAGTGAAGACGAAAAACTAGTGTTAATTCGGCTACTTAGAACCCCGGACGGGCAACAAGCGTTGAAAATCTTGGAAGAAAACACAATCGGAAAACCAGTTATTCAAATGGTGCACCCGGATAGTGGCAATACTTTAATGGCAGCAGCACAACGAGAAGGACAGAACAGTGTAGTACGACAACTTAAACGACTTTTAGAGCAAGTGAAAAATAAAGCTAAGGAGGCTAATTAATGTCATTACTTGAAACCCCAACGGAAAATGTAGAAACGGCAGAAGCAGTGGAAACAGAAAACGCGCAAGCAGAAAGTGTAGAAGCACCGGCAGAAGGTGTTAGTGCGGAGACGGAAACTGCGGATTTATTGGGGGGTAAGTATAAAACCGCTGGCGATCTAGCGGCGGCGTATAGCGAACAGAGTAAATACATTGGGGAATTGCGGAAAAACATTAAAGAGGTCGAGGATAAATATAAAGTCCCAGAAGATTACGATTTTAATTTTGAAGAAGGCGGGCAACTGGAAAAGTACAAAGAGTTAAGCGAAACTTTAGACTTGCCATATCTTGCAGAAGTTTTTAAGAAAAACGGATTAAATAAAGAGCAAGCGGAAGGGGTACTAGAAAGTTATTTAGAGTCAATAGAAGCGGCGAAAATTAAACCCGAAGACGAGCTGTTAAAACTTGGGCATCGAAAAGAACAAGTGCTTGGTGAGCTTAATAACTATAAGAGAGGCCTAAGCGAAGCCGACCAGAAAATACTGGATAGTATAGCGGTGAGTGGAGAGGCCTTGGATTTTTTACACCGAAATCTAGTTAAACAGAATTTAACTATTCCATCCGGCAACGCAGCCGCATCCCCAAAACAATCGGCTGACGAACTTTTAATCGAAGCCAGAAAGTATCAGAAAGAAAACGAGCATTTGTTTGAGGCGTACCCGGACAAACAAAAAGAGTATTTAAGTAAGATGCGAAATTACTTTGTTGCGAAGGGTACAAAACTTGACAATTAAAAAAAAGTAAGTTATACTATTTGTAGTTTTTTTATGGTAACCTTTTTACGAAGCCCATAAAAGCTAAAGTTGACCCAAACTTTAAATGGCAGATGAGGCCCGCTAAGTGGCGATAACCCAATTCGATTGTTGTACTAGTTGTTAAGAATTGAGGATAAACCATGTCATATAATATTTTAAACACAGTCCAATTCAAAACATTTGAAGCGGATGTTCATCATGAATTTATTGAAACTGGTGGGAAGTTAAGAGATACCGTACGGGTTAAAACTACAGGCGGAGAGTCGCATCAGTTTACAAAATACGGAGCGATGCGAATGACCGAGCACGCTGTTGCTACGGAAGTTTTAGTTAGTAACCCCCCGGTCACTAAAGTAACAATCACAATCAAACGATACGCAGGTCGTGTTCAGTGTGATGATTTTCTAAAAAGCGAAGTTCCCTACGATGCGCTTGCGGAGTTAAAACCGGCAATTACCGGAGCTTGTCGCCGAAAAGAAGATCAGATTATCATTGACGCTTTGGTTGCGTCTTCTCCGTCAAAAACTGTTGCTAAAAACATATCTGGTAGTAACGATAACCTAAACGTTGCAATGATTGCTCAATCAGCACTATTGCTTGACGAGGACGGGGTTGACGAGGATTCTCGCTACATTGTTGCGGGAGTGCGAGGTAAGCACCACTTAACTCAAGAAACTGACGTAAAAACGATTGATACGAGCGCGGTCAAAACTTTGGTTAACGGCAGTATCGCCAGCTTTTACGGGTTTGATTTTAAATTTATTGGCAATAACGGAGATGAAGGCGGGTTGCCTTTGGCTACTAATGACCGAACAAACTTTGCGTATGCGAAGAGCGCGGTTGGGTATGTAATGAACCGAGACTTTACGATGCGAGTAGAATATAATGCAAATATTATATCTGACGAGATTGTTATGTATTTTTCGGCCGAAGCTGGCGTTATCGATCAGTTAGGTGTCGTTAAAATTACTACTGACGAGACATAAGGAGGACAGGTAAATGGCATTTGATATTAATTCGTTTAAAGCGATCACTCAGTACGGACAAGAGACTCCCGATTTGTTTATTTACAGCTCGCCCGATGCGTTGTCTGTAATTCGAGCAGCCGGGTATTTTAATGATCGGTCTGTAAACTTGAAAGTGAACGACATAATTCTTGTTGTGTCTTCAACTGGCGGTACGCCCGTTCACAGTTTTAACGTTGTTAACAGCAACACTGGTGGCGTCGTTGACGTAACCGATGGGCTTGTTATCACAGCTACTGACACAGACTAGAGCATATGACGCTTACAAAAGTTAGCTTGTGTACGGCCGCGCTACTTCTAATTGGAGCTGACGAGATCACGTCGTTTTCAGATAGTACGCGTGAGGCTAAACTATGTAAAGCGTTGTATGACACAACTAAGGATGGCTTGTTACAGAGCCATCCTTGGCGGTTTGCGATTAACCAAGTTGAGCTTAATAAATTAGCGGCCACTCCGCTATATGGGTTTTCTTCGGCGTTTCAGTTGCCAGCTAACTATTTACGGCTGATTAAGAAAGATCCGCCGACGTTAGATTACGAGATTCACGAGGATAAAATATACTGTAACGCAACGGCATTAAAAATCACGTATGCGTTCTCCCCGCCCGAAAATAAGTTCCCAGCGTATTTTGCCCGTGCGCTTGAGTTTGCTATGGCTCGACTATTAGCTATTTCATTGCAAGAAGACTCAGATAAAGCGGTGGTCTATGGCAATCTATTAAAACAGCAATTGATTGACGCTAAGTTAATAGATTCTCAAAATTCAGGGGGGACAGGAACAGCACCGGGAACGCAGAGCTACCTTGCGGTTAGGGGCTAATGGCGCGTAAAACAAAACTTATAGCCGCACAACGATCGTTCGTGGGGGGCGAGATTAGCCCTACGTCGATTATGGATATTCGGCGGGAGCGGTATGCAGATTCGGCTAAGCAATTGAGGAACGTGTACGTAAGCCCAGAGGGGTATGCGTTTCGACGGGAAGGGTTAGAGTATGTTGCGGCGACGACGTCGAACCAAGAAGCTCGCTTGATTAATTTTGAGTTTAATAACATTCAAACATATTTGTTGGTGTTTACTGCTGGCGAGTTTAAAGTGTATAAGGATGATGTTTTGCAAGCGACGGTTAGCAGCTCGCCGGTATCCACGTTAACGTTAGCGCAAATACAAGAGATGGATTTTACGCAATCAGCGGACACTTTAATTTTAGTGCACCCGGATGTTGCGCCGATTCAAATTCAGCGAACGTCGCACACAGCGTGGACAGCGGCTTACATTACGTTTGAGCACATTCCGGTGTATGCGTTTAATGGCGTTACCGTGACGGAGCCGGCAACCAACCATTTGACTTTAAGCTCGGTAAGTGGTCGAGACGTAACCGCAACTTCTACTCAAAATATTTTTAATGCAAATAGTGTCAATCAGTACATAATAGGTAAAAAAGGCGGCATATTGTTTATTACGCAATATGTCAGCGCAACCCAAGTTATTGGGGATGTTCACGTTGATTTTCCCGATACGTCGATTGACGCGGGCGAGTGGGAGTACGAGTCGGGGTACGAACCGGCATGGAGCGCAAGTCGGGGGTGGCCGGTTAGCTTAACTTTTTATCAATCGCGGTTGTGGTTTGGCGGAAGCAAATCGCGTCCGCAAACGCTTTGGGGATCTAAGGTTAGCTACTTTTATAACTTTGATCTTAATGGGAGTAATGCCGCCGACGCTATTGATGTGACTTTGGATAGTGACGAGCTTAATGCAATTCAGCGAGTGTACCCCGGTCGAACGTTTCAGATTTTTACTACGGCCGGGGAATACTACATACCGAACCGAGATACTGAACCAATTACGCCAGAGAACATATCGGTGTTACCTGCAACTGGCCATGGAGCTAGTGCGGTTACGCCGGTGTCGGTGGATGGCGCAACAATCTTTGTCCAAAACAACGGTCGTGTTATCCGAGAGTTTGTGTATAACGATGTGGAAAAAAGTTATAATGCGGCCAATGTGTCGATATACTCGTCGCATTTGATTAACGCGTCTCGGAGTTTGGTCGTGCGAAAAGCGACTAGTACGGTGCCTGCCGATTTTGTCTATCTGCTAAACACTGACGGGACGATTGCGGTATTTAGTGCATTGCGTTCGGTTGGGTTGGCGGCATGGAGTTTGTTTACAACTGAGGGGGAGTTTGAAGATGTCACGGTCGTTAATGAGGTTGTCTATGTCGTAGTTAAACGGACAATCAATGGGAGTACGGTACGCTATATTGAGAAGTTTAACGAAGCTGCGTATATGGACGCGTCTAAACTTTCAACTAGCGGCTCGCCTACGGATACGTGGACGGGGTATGACCATTTGGACGGCGAGACGGTCAAGGTCCGGGGAGACGATTACATTTTACAAAACGTCACGGTTGCCAGTGGTAACTTTACGAGTTCCCAAAAAGTTAGTGCGATTGAAGCCGGCATTAATTTTTCAGCCAGCATTGAGACGTTGCCCATTGACGTTGACCTTGGCGGCTATTCAATGGCTGGCCAATACCGGCGGCTAGTTAGTGCTCAAATTCGGTTGCACAATTCTAGGAACATATCTGTAAAATTTTTAAATAACACCTACGTACCGGCGTTTCGACAGTTTGGCGATTTATTAGACTCACCCATTCAAACTTTTTCTGGGTATAAAAAAGTGTATTTAAACGGTGTCGATCGAGAGCCAACTATAACTATTACCCAAACCGAACCTTTAGAATTTATTGTATTGGGGACACTAGTTGAGGTAAAATAGGAGTAATTATGGCAGTACCATTCGTAGCAATTATAGCAGCCATCTCAGCGTACTCGGTGTATAGCCAGTCGCAAGCGCAAGCAAACATGGCTCAGTTTCAAAAACGACAATCTGAATTGCAAGCAAAACAATTGGAGCTACAAGTACAGGCGGAGAGAACGCAAGCGGCGGAAGACGAGCTACAACGACAGCAACAATTGCGAGAAGTTATGTCGGCGCAACAAGCGGCGTTTGGATCGGCTGGGGTATCTGGCCGGTCATTTGAGGCGTTGCAAACCGCAGACGTTGGTAAAGTAGCGCGGGCAGACCGACTCGGCAAACTGGCTACGTCTACTCGAGAGCTTGGGTTGCGAACAAGCATTGCTCAAGAGCGGGCTCAAGCAAGGCAATATGGATATGCAGCGGGCGCAGCTCGGACTAGTGGGCTACTGGGGGCACCGTTAGCGGGCTTATCGTCCTATTACGGTATGCGAGGCGGGGCTCGGTGAGTTTAGCGTCTCGAACACCGAGATATGGGGGTCAAGGCGTGTCGTTGCGTTCGGCTCCGGTTCAGGCTCCGTCGATTAATCCCGCTGGAATGGCTGGCGCAGAGCGAGCTAAACAGCGTGTACTTGGCTTGGCTAGTTCAACGCTTGTTGCGTTTTTTCAGCGTCAAAATCTTATTGCTCAGCAAGCCACTGCTGATCTGTATTATACGTCGGCGGCTTCTGAGGTTCAAACAAAGGTTTCCCGAATTTTTGATGAAAACCCAAACCCAGACAAGGCCCAAGGTTTAGCAACGGCGTATGTGGACACGCTAGTTAGCGAAGCTCCCGAGCAATACAGAGACAAGCTATCTGTATTGAGCAATGGGATTGTTAATCAACGGTTGGTTAAATCCCGTGAGACGTTTAGTAACAATTTACAATTAGATCAACAAAAAGCAAATGAGAGCCATCATGAACAGCTTGTTGAAAATTTAAAAAATGTCGATGTGTCTACGCCAGAAGGGCAACAATTAACTGCAATTTATTTAGAGGAGCTTGAAGACAGTCGGGAGCGTCGGCTACAAAGTGAGGTGTTGCGAAAGGGGTATCAAACGCCAGAGCAGGTTGCGTTATTAGAGCGGAAGTATGCAGTGGAGCGCGCGG